CAATGACAAAGATTAATCCAGTAGCAAAGGCATTGCTACAAAGCAGAAGGCGTACACAGTACGTACCTAACAAGAAGAAACACAACAGAAAGAGGGATAAGGGGACTGGCTATGAATATCTTTTATCTGAGCAAGATACCAGAGGAAGCGGCAGAGATGCACTGCGACAAGCACGTAGTGAAGATGATACTTGAGACAGCACAGCTACTCAGTACTGCACACAGAGTACTAGATGGTGACGAGTGGGCAGAGTATGTAGACTTGTATAAGTGTACGCACATCAACCATCCATCAACAGTGTGGGTACGTGCTAGCGTTGACCATTACAAGTGGACACTAGACCTGCTGTTCTATCTATGCAAGAACTATACACTCAGGTATGGTAAGATACACAAGACACAGCGACTACTAGATAGTCTTGCTGTACTACCAGAGAACATACCAGACGAAGGCTTCACTCAACCACCACAGTGTATGCCTGACCAATACAAGACAGACTGTTCAGTAGATGCGTATCGTGCGTACTACATGGGCGAGAAGTCTAGCTTTGCAGTCTGGAACCATAGCGACACACCAGTGTGGTGGAAGGAGACAGTATGAGAAACAAGTTTGATGATGCCTACGTTATGGGCTACCACAATGGATATCATGGGTTGACATACGACAACCAGTATGATAAAAAGAAACAACCTCAGTACAATGTAAAGTACAAGCATGGGTACGAGGAAGGTAACAAACTAAGAACTAAGGAGCAGTGGAATGAGCATGGGATACACTAGATGTCCTTACTGTAACTCAAGTGAGGCAGAGAAGTTGTATGCAGTAGACCACAAGGTAGAGTGCTACTGTCATAACTGCTACGCTGAGTGGACTACAGAACCAGAGGTACTACAAGATACACCATACGAAACCTTTATGTTGCGTAACTATGGAGAGGTAGCATGACCACACTAGTGGGTGGATGGATAATAGTTATGTTACTGACTACACTATGGGGTGCATGTCGTAACCATAAAGATATTAGTATACCATTTACAATGGTAATGTTAGGTGGAGTAATCACACTAGGTATAGCAGCTATGTTAAACATGTTATAACATGTAATACATACTATAGTATAATGTAAAACAGGGGGTCTCCTTATGGATGTAACTTTAGAAACAGACCAAGACCTTATTGACCACCAGCTTCAGTTAGAAACTGAGATGATGACAGGTGGTATAGAAAGATTTAGAAAGGAACGTGATGCAGCAATAGAACGTGGTAAAGAGAGCCACACTCTGCATGGTAGGGCTATCATAGCTAGGCTAGTGGATGACATGACTGTAGCTATACGAGAATGGTTGGACAACCCAAGCAATACATCACGAGACATAGCATGGAAGAGAGTGAAGGGTGTACATCCAGAACAGTTGGCATACCTAAGTCTAGTCACACTGGTTGACAGCATCAGTAGAAAGAACACACTGATGTACATAGCTAGAAGCATAGGGTCAGCCATTGAGATACAAGACAGGCTAGACAGGTGGATAGCAGACGAGGGTGACATAGCACGTAACACAATCAAGCAAGCTATGAAGAAAGCCTATGGTGCTAGACGCTATGGCCTGACTAACAAGATGAACAAGGATGGATACAAGGAGAACACATGGCAACAGTCAGAGCGTGTACATGTGGGCTTCAAGATGGTAGACCTTATCATCCAGAGTACAGGTATCATAAAGCTGAACACACAGCAGGTTAAACGTACAAGCAAGACTACCTATGTAATACCTGAGACAGACACAGTAGAATGGATTGATGCGTTCAATAGTTTTGCTGAGACACACAGACCTAGACTACTACCATGTGTTATCATCCCTAAGGATTGGACAGATGTGACAGGTGGTGGGTATCATGGTCACGAGATTAACAAGCTACCTATAGTGAGGCGTAGATGAGTTTAAAGACACACTTAAATAGATTGCGTAGGCAAGACTTGAGCCAAGAGTATGACTGTCTTAACACACTACAGCGTACTGAGTGGCGTATTAACAAGCAGGTACTTGAAGTCACACGTAACTTGTGGGACAATGGACATCAGGTGGGCAACCTACCAGCCAAAGAGGACTTACCTCTACCACCATACCCATTTGATAAAGAACCTGAAGAGATGACTGAGCAAGAGAGAGATGTGTTTCGCACGTGGTCACGTAAGCGTAATCAAATCTACTCCTTAAACAATCGCAGCATGAGCAAGCGTGTGCAAGTGGAGCGTACACTAAAGATAGCAGAACAGTACAGCAGGTATGATAGGTTCTACTATGTATGGCAGAACGACTTTCGTTCACGCAAGTACGCATCAAGCACGTTTCTCTCTACTCAGTCAGCAGATTGGAGCAAGGCACTACTAGAGTTTAGCTATCCTGTTACCATCAACAGTTGGGATGATGCACGTTGGCTGTGCATACATGGTGCTAACCTGTATGGTAACGACAAGGTAACACTGGATGAGCGTGAGCGTTGGGCTTGGGACTTTGCTGAGATGTGGTGTCATCGTGTGGTATCTAATCCTTACGAGTGCATGGTCTGGCTTGAGGCAGACAAACCCTTTCAGTTTCTAGCGTGGTGTTACGAGATGTCAGGCTTGCTGAAGGATGGCTGGGGATTTGAGACACGTCTACCCTGTGCAGCAGATGGGTCATGCAATGGACTACAGCATCTCTCTGCCATACTGAGGGATGAGCAAGGGGGCAGGGCTACTAACCTCACAGCATCTGAACTACCACAGGATATCTATACACAGGTAGCACAGGAAGCTACTCGTCAGGTACGAGAGGATGACACAGAACTAGCACGTAAGTGTTTAGAGTTTGGTATAGACAGGAAGATAGCCAAGCGTCCTGTTATGATAGTACCCTACTCAGGTACACGTCACGCATGTAGGCAGTACATTGAGGAAGCTATGCAAGACAAGATAAACAAGGGAGAAGCTAATCCATTCGGTGATGATTTGTTTGAGGCATCTTCCTACTTGTCAAAGTATGTATGGGATGCTATATCAGATGTGATTGTATCAGCAAGAGAGGTGATGACATACATCAAGGATGTAGCAGATGTGTACTCAGACCACAACAAGCACATGGAATGGGTCACACCTACAGGCTGGCTAGTACTACAGAACTACAACGAAACAGACAGCAAGAGGATTAAGACACACATCAATGGTAACACTGTGTCACTGTCATTTCCTAAGGATAGAGACAACGCAGTGCATCGTAAGCGTACAGGCTTGGGTAGTAGCCCTAACTTCATACACTCTATGGATGCAGCAGCTATGACCAAGACTATTAACAGAGCAACCAAGCTTGGTATTGAGGACTATGCAATGGTACACGACAGCTATGGCACACACTCAACCAATATGCCTATGCTATCTGAGGTACTACGTGAGGAGTTTGTTAATATGTACGAACAGCATGATGTCTTGACAGAGTTGAGAGACCATGCTATAACAGTGCTTGGTACACAGGATGTTCCTGTTCCACCAAGTAAAGGTAACTTAGATTTACGTGAGGTTCTAAAGTCACAGTACTTCTTTGCATAAATCCTAAAGTTACATCATAGCCTAATCATAATTATAGGAGATTACAAATTGAAAATTATTAAAGGCAACGCTCGATGGGCAAAAGTATTTGAACCAGATACTCGTTATGTTCCAGAGGGTGAGTACTCTATTCAGGTAACACTACCTGAGGCAGAGGCAACAGAAGTGTGTGAGCAGTTCAACAGTATGATAGAAGCTAAACGTGCTGAAGCTGTCAAGGATAATCCTAAGTTAACAAACGTCCTGTCCACACATCAACCCTTTGAGATGGATACTGATGAAGCTGGTACACCTACTGGTGACATTGTATTCAAGGCTAAGATGAAAGCACGTGTCAAGTCAAAGGATGGTAAGGTGTACGAGCAGAAGCCTATGGTTGTGGATGCTAAGAAGACACCCCTTGATGGGTCTACCCTGATTGGTAATGGTTCTGTTGTTAAGATTGCAGTAGAACCTTTCGCCTACATGATGCCAGCCACTAAGACAGTGGGTGTCACACTACGATTGAAAGCTGTACAAGTCATTGACATTGTGGAGTATGGTAACAATGCTGCCTCTATCTTTGAGGAAGAGGATGGGTTTGTTACTGCTGCTGTGCAGAAGGATGATGCGCTTGATGTCTTTGGTGGTGATGCCGATGCCGAAGGGGACTTTTGAGGAGAGGGTCATTGATGACCTGAACGTGCGTGATGTTCCATATATGTATGAGCCAGAGAAGTTGGCCTACTATGTGGAACGTCACTACGTACCTGACTTGAAGGTTGGTACTATGTATGTAGAGTTGAAGGGATACTTCAGACAGGATGCACAACGAAAGATGAAAGCTGTCAAGGCACAGCATCCAGAGTTGGACATCAGGTTTGTATTCCAGAAAGCAGACGCTACAATACAGGGTGCTAAGAAAAGGAAGGATGGTTCAAAGATGACCTGTGCTGAGTGGGCAGACCGTAATGGTTTTGTCTGGAATGAGGGCAGTATACCAGAGGAATGGTTATGAGTATTATAGATATCACAGAAGAGATTGTATCTGAGATTGACTTGAACGCTGAGTTCAACAAGGATGGCCTACGCTTCTCTGTCTATGTAGACGAGGCAGAGGTACATGAGCATGTTGATTACGTGGACATGGCATACCTTATGGTACAGGATGAGGACAAGTATCCACCTGAGGTACTGGTCACAATACGTAAGGGTCTGTCTCGTATGGTAGACATACTTGAAGAGGCAGAGATTGATGGTTGAGGATGGTGAGTTTATCAGGCATGAAGCCTGTCCTCACTGTGGCAGTAGTGATGCCAACGCATTGTATAGCAATGGTAAACACTACTGCTTCTCTTGCCAAACACTAACACCAGCTAACAATGAGGAAGCTATGGCAAAGTTTGAAACACACGACACAGCCTTCTTGGACATAGAGTACAGGGATTTACTGAAGCGTGGTATCTCTCAAAAGACTTGTCAGTTCTGGGGCTATGGTGTTGCTGATTACAAGGGACAGAAGGTACAGGTTGCTAACTATCGTAGCAGGGCTGGCGATTTGTCAGCACAAAAGATTAGGTTTGCCAACAAGGACTTCTCTGTTGTTGGTAACATTAAAGATGTTGGCCTGTATGGTGAGCATCTATGGAGAGATGGTAAGGGTGGCAAGTTCATTACTGTATGCGAGGGCGAGTTAGATGCTATGTCCCTATCACAGGTGATGGATAACAAGTGGCCTGTAGTATCTCTACCCTCAGGTTGTACCTCTGCTAAGAAAGCATTGGGTAAATCTATTGAGTGGTTGTCCAAGTATGAGTATGTAGTACTTATGTTTGACATGGATGAGGTAGGTCAGAAGGCAGCAAAGGATTGTGCCTCAGTTCTACCACCTAACAAATGTAAGATAGCTACCCTTCCATTGAAGGATGCTAACGAAATGCTACAAGCAGGTAGGGTCAAGGAACTAGTTGATGCTGTATGGGAAGCTAAGACATTCAGACCTGATGGTATCGTAGCAGGTACAGATGTATGGGACATTGTTACTGAGGATGACAGTAAAGATTCAGTACCCTATCCATACATAGGTATGCAAGAGAAGACAGGTGGCTGTCGTAGGGGTGAGATAACTACAGTAACTGCTGGCTCTGGTATCGGTAAGTCACAGCTTGCTCGTGAGTTTGCTCACAACCTTATCAGGAATGGTAGGACACTAGGCTATATTGCTCTTGAAGAAAGCATAAAGCGTACTGCCTTAGGGCTGATGTCGATTGAGATGAACAAGCCTCTACACTTACACAACAATACAGTACCAGAAGAGGAGTTGAAACATGCCTTCGATGCTACACTTGGAACTGGTAGAGTATACCTATATGACCATTGGGGTTCTACTGATAGTGATAATCTACTTGACAAGATAAGATACTTAGTGCATGGTTGTGGATGTGACTACATTATCCTTGACCACATCAGTATCGTAGTCAGTGGACTAGAGGGTGGAGATGAGAGGAGACTTATTGATAACACAATGACACGTTTACGTGCGTTGGTTGAAGAGTTAAACTGTGGCCTGATACTAGTGTCACACCTGAAGCGTCCCTCTGGTGACAGAGGACATGAGGATGGCGCACAGACTTCACTCTCTCAGCTACGTGGTTCAGCAGCAATCGGTCAGCTTAGTGATATGGTGATTGGATTGGAGCGAGACCAACAAGACAAAGACAATCCTCACGTCAGCCATGTAAGAGTTCTGAAGAACAGATGGTCAGGCGATACTGGACTATGTTGTTCCTTGTTATATAGTTCTGATACAGGGCGTATGACTGAGACAATCTTTGATGAAGATGAGGGTGACATAGATTTTTAACTAGCTACTGCGGAGACAGAGCATGAGACTTATATTTGATATAGAAGCAGACAACTTACTAGACGATGTAACACAGGTGTGGTGCATTGTCACAAGAGATGTGGACACTGACGAAGTGTACGCCTTTGACCCCACTTGTATTGAGGATGGGTTGATTCATCTAGCTAGTGCTGAGATGTTGATAGGTCATAACATTATTGAGTATGACCTAGCAGTACTGAAGAAGCTGTATGGCTTTGAGTTAGAAGATGGACAACAGGTTCTTGACACGTTGGTATACTCTAGAACAATATGGCCTGACATACGTGAGGTTGATATCAAACTGCACAAGCAAGACAGGATGCCACTAGCATTGATTGGTAGGCAAAGCCTGAAAGCTTGGGGCTACAGACTAGGAGAATTAAAAGGTGTTTTCGGTAGTGATAGTGAGGACTTTGGAACTTTCTCACAAGAGATGCTCGACTACTGTGTCCAAGACACGTTGGTCAATCACAAACTCTATCTCAAAATTATGGAAAAAAATTTCAGCAAACAGGCACTAGACCTAGAGACTGAAATACATACCCTGCTGGTAGAACAACAGGAACGAGGCTTTGACTTTGATGTTAAGGAAGCACAGGCTCTGTACTCTAGCATAGCAGACCGTAAGCAAGAGATTGAGAACCAGTTACAGCAGGTGTTTGAACCTACTGTAGTTGAGATGAAGACTAAGACTAAGACCATTCCATTCAACCCTGCATCACGACAGCAGATAGCAGACAGACTGATGAAGAGAGGATGGAAGCCAGCTACCTTTACTAACAATGGAGACCCGAAGGTAGATGAAGAAGTACTATCTAACATTGACATGCCAGAAGCAAAGCTGTTGACTGAGTACCTGCTCTTGAATAAGAGGGTAGGACAGATAGCAACAGGCAAGCAAGCTTGGTTAAAGATGGAGAAGGGGGGTAAGTTACATGGTAGAGTTAATCACATGGGTGCTGTCACGTCACGCTGTACGCACAGCAATCCAAACATGGCGCAAGTTCCTAGCGTTGGTTCACCATTTGGTAAGGAGTGCAGGAGTTTATTTCATGCACCCTCAGGTTATTCCCTCTTGGGTGCTGACGCTAGTGGGTTGGAGTTGCGCTGCCTTGCTCATTATATGGCTGCTTATGATGATGGGTCTTACGCACATGAGGTAGTCAACGGTGATGTACATACCATCAACCAAGAAGCAGCAGGTCTACCCTCACGTTCTAATGCCAAGACATTCATCTATGGATTTTTATATGGTGCAGGTGATGAGAAGATTGGTAAGATTATTAACAAGGGTAGCAAGGAAGGTAAGTCTATTAAGAATAAGTTTCTAAAGAAACTACCAGCCCTGAAGTATCTAAAGGATGCTGTAGCTAAAGCAGCAGATGATAGAGGATGGGTCAAGGGATTGGATGGCAGAGCCATACCAGTTCGTCATAGTCACGCTTCACTGAATACTTTACTTCAGTCATGTGGTGCTATAATCTGTAAGACATGGTACGTGTTCATTGCACGTGCTATCAAGGAAGCAAACTTGGACGCACAGATTGTAGCGTTCATCCACGATGAGGTACAACTAGTAGTAAAGAAAGGTCAGGAAGATGAAACAGGGAGACTTATTCAACGATGTATGCGAGATGTCCAACAACACTTTGAGTTCAGATGCGAACTCGACAGTGATTATAAGTATGGACAAACATGGGCAGACACGCATTGATGCAGTTAACTGTGAAGTTTGTAAGACTACCCAACCTGTGAGTAACTTTGAGATATCTGCAACAGGTTCTATACGTAGAACTTGTAACTCATGTAGAAGTGGACAAGCAAAAGTAACATCAAGGTTAAGAAAAGAAAACAAGTACCCTGATAAAAACTACGCTTGCCCTACTTGTGATAGAACTATGGAAGAGTTACAGAAGAGAGGTCAGCCCATGCTAAACAAGTGGGTGTTAGACCATTGCCACGAAACAAATACATTCAGAGGATGGCTGTGTAATAGTTGTAACTCAGCACAGGGTAGGTACAAGGATGACCCTGATAGGTTACTAAAAGCTTATCACTATCTTATGGAGCATAGGAGAAAACATGGACTTTGATTTCTTATGGAAGATGATACTAACCTGTTGCTTCATGGGTGTTACCATCTGCCTGTGTATCAAGTGGATAGTAGAAGCTTACCTTGACTACGTACAAGTAATGATAGGCATCAAGGTAGTTACACTGGCTCAGATGAAAGAAGCACAATCGCAACAAGATAGACAGGAGATAGACGATGACCCTTTTGCTCATTGATGGAGACATCGTTGCATACAAAGCAACAGTATCAGCAGAGACACCTATTAATTGGGGTGATGGTTTATGGACACTACACTGTTATGAACAGGACGTAGCACTTAGACTAGATGAACAGATAGATAAGCTAGTCAATGAAGCACCAGTGCAGGATTGTGTTGTGGCTTTATCTGATAAGGAGAACTATCGTAAAGAGTTAGCCCCATACTATAAGGCTAATAGAACCAACACTCGCAAGCCTATGCTACTACAGTGGGCAAGAGAGTACATACAAAGTAAATACAATACTATTATATACAGGAGATTGGAAGCAGATGATGTCTTGGGGATATTGGGTACTGCGAATACAGATACTATTATCTGGTCTGAGGATAAAGACCTACGCACTGTACCAGCAAAGCATTGGATTGATGGTGACGTGGTTGAAATCAGTGAAGAAGAAGCTGACTATAACTTCCTTACTCAGACGCTTGTTGGTGATGCTACTGACAACTACAAGGGTTGTCCTAGTGTTGGTTATAAAACTGCTGAGAAAATTCTTGAGTTTGGTGACGGATGGGGAGCAGTGGTTAGAGCGTTTATCAGCAAGGGTCTCTCTGAAGAAGTTGCCTTAGAGAACGCACGACTAGCACGTATCCTACGCAATGGTGAATACGATACAGACACAGGAGAGGTAAAGTTATGGACACCTTAGAGCAGCCACGTGAAGATATGGTAAACAACCCACCACACTATGCAGGTAAGATTGAGACTATTGATTACATTGTAGATGTACTAGGTGAGTGGGAAGCTATCAGCTATTGTCATGGTAACGTACTAAAGTATACAGGCAAGCGACTATTCAGTAAGGGTAATCCTGTACAGGATGCAGAGAAAGCTATCTGGTATTTAAACAAGATGGTAGAGTTAATGAAGAAGACACAAGGGAAGAACTGGTAATGGATGAGGTAACATTTCGCGTAGAGAACTACGATGATGAGGGTAATGTAGTGGGATACACAGAGCATGTGTTCCAAACTGAAGGGTGCTTGTATGACATGGTTACAAACTTCAAGGACTTCTTACGTGGTATGTCGTTTAGCTACGTTGATTCAGTAATAGCAGTTAAGGATGATGGACAAGAGGTAGGCTCACAATGATTAACTTTTACGAATACCAGATGAAGTCTCTAACTACAGCAGTGTACCCTAAGAAGTATAGCATCTCTTACCCTGCGCTAGGACTAGCTGAAGAAGCTGGTGAGGTAGCAGGTAAAATTAAGAAGATGATGCGAGACAACATTCAGCTTGAAGACCAGAAGGAAAAGATTGAGGCAGAGATGGGTGATGTACTATGGTATCTTGCAGCACTAGCACATGACTGTGGCTTGTCCTTACAGGTTATAGCAGAGAAGAATATAGAGAAACTAAAAGCACGTCAGAGTGCAGGTACATTGCATGGTGAAGGGGATAACAGATGAGGACTAACCATCTACCAACAGACTACCAGACCTTCATTGCTACTAGTCGTTATGCACGATGGCTAGAAGATGAGGGCAGACGTGAGACATGGGCTGAGACTGTAGCACGTTACATTAACTTTATGGGTAGCAAAGTAAAGCTACCTAATAAAACATGGGATGAGTTAGAAGATGCTATTCTAAACCTAGAAGTAATGCCATCTATGAGAGCATTGATGACAGCAGGTGACGCAGCAGAGCGTGACAATACCTGCATCTATAACTGTAGCTACCTACCAGTAGACCACATACGTTCTTTTGATGAGGCTATGTTTATTCTACTGTGTGGTACAGGGGTAGGCTTCTCAGTAGAGCGACAGTTTATCAGTAAGCTACCTGATGTACCTGAGAACCTAGACTATACTGATGATATCATTATGGTCAAGGACAGTAAAGAAGGGTGGGCTAAGTCATTACATAAGCTGATGTCACACCTATATGCAGGTGACATACCTAAGTGGGACACGTCAGAGGTACGCCCTGCTGGTGCTAGGCTTAAGACATTTGGTGGACGTGCCTCAGGTGCTGAACCACTAGAGGATTTGTTTAAGTTTGTAGTAGCTAAGTTCAAGTCTGCTGCTGGACGTAAGCTAAACAGTCTTGAGTGCCACGACATCATGTGTAAGATTGGTGAGATTGTAGTAGTGGGTGGTGTACGTAGGTCAGCTATGATTAGCCTATCTAACCTGAGTGATGGACGCATGGCTCACGCTAAGTCTGGCTCATGGTGGGAGAACGAAGGACAACGTGCGCTAGCTAATAACTCTGCTGCATACACAGAGAAGCCTGATATGGAAACATTCATGCGTGAGTGGTTGGCTCTAGTAGAGAGCAAGTCAGGTGAGCGTGGTATCTTCAGTCGTGTGGCTGCTGACAAACACGTGGAGAAGAATGGCAGACGTGAGACAGGACACGAGTGGGGTACTAACCCATGCTCTGAGATTATCCTACGTCCATACCAGTTCTGTAATCTGACTGAGGTAGTAGTACGTGAGAGTGATGACCTAGACAGCCTTAAGCGTAAGGTAAGACTAGCTACTATTCTAGGTACAGTACAATCTACCTTTACTAAGATGCCATACTTGCGTAAGATATGGCACAAGAACACAGAAGAAGAGCGTCTGCTTGGCGTATCACTTACAGGTATTATGGACAATCGTTTACTGTCTAAGGCTGTAGATAGCCCACGCTGGCTCAATGAGATGAAGCAAGAAGCTATCAATACTAATGCTAAGTATGCTGAGAAGTTAGGCATCCAAGTATCAACAGCTATCACGTGTGTTAAGCCTAGTGGTACAGTGTCACAGCTAGTAGATAGTGCATCAGGTATCCACGCACGTCACAGTGAGTACTACATTCGTACTGTTCGGGGTGATAACAAAGACCCACTAACACAGTTTATGATTGATGCTGGTATCCCTGCTGAACCTTGCGTGATGAAGCCTGACAGTACTACAGTGTTCAGCTTTCCTATGCGTTCACCTATGGGTGCTATCACTCGTAACGATATGACTGCATTAGAACAGCTTACACTCTGGAAGAACTATGCTCTAGCATGGTGTGAACATAAGCCATCTGTAACTATTACAGTACGTGATGCAGAGTGGATGGAAGTAGGAGCATGGGTGTATGAGAACTTTGACATCTGCTCTGGTATTTCATTCCTACCTCACAGTGACCACAGTTATGCACAAGCACCATACCAAGATATAGATAAGGAACAGTATGAAACCCTTAAAAAACAAATGCCTAGTCAGATTGATTGGACGGCTCTTGCTTTATATGAGAAAGAGGACAGCACCTCAGGGTCACAAACTCTAGCCTGTACAGCAGGTGCATGTGAGATTGTAGATATCTAAAGTTACATCATTAGCGAAAGTTTGTTTTATTATGAGAGTATTAGGTAACGATTTTAACATAACAGATGGACTAATAAACCATCTCCTTGCAATCTATCCCAACAAACTACCGCTTGAACAGATTACTCCTGAGGATTTAGCTTTCCTCAGGGGTCAACAATCTGTCATAAGTAAGTTGATAGAACTGCAAGACCAAGACTTAGAGGATTAATGATATGGGTGGATTAATGGGAGGCCGTGCGCCAGCACCACTACCAACTCCTGCTCGTCCTGTAACTGCTGTAGCCAAGACACCAGAGCTAGAGCTTGATGATACAGATGTAACGACAGCACAGGCTAAAAAGAAAAAAGGCAAGAAAGCCTTAAGAACAGATATGACAACACAACCTACTGGACAGACACCTACACAAACGGCTGGCCTACAGATTAAGAAGGGTACTTAGTATGGGTGGCTTTAGAAGAAAATCTGCACCACCCCCACCAGTTACGGCTGCTGCCCCAGCTACTGCTGCTACAAAGCAGGTAGATGAGGAAGCCCCAGCAACAATGGAGACAGCAGGTGAGGGTCTACAAAAGCGTAGAGGTAAGCGTAAACTACGCACACCTGTTACCCAAACGGCTGGTACTAATGTAGGTGGTGAAGGTACATCAGGACTACAGATTCCGAAGGGATAAGTAAATGGAACAAGACGTAGGAACTCTAGCTAAACGCTACAGCCAACTAGAGGCTGAACGAGATACGTTCCTTGAGAGAGGACGTGAAGCAGCAAAGCTAACAATCCCTACTCTTTTGCCAGATGAAGGACATAGTAGCACTACTAGGTATGCTACACCATATCAAGGCATTGGGGCAAGGGGTGTAAATAACCTAGCATCTAAACTCCTACTTGCCCTGCTGCCACCTAACAGTCCATTCTTTAGGCTAACCATTGATGACTTTGACTTGCAAGCTATAGCAGGTGACAATCGTGGTCAGGTAGAAGAAGGACTAGCACGTATTGAACGTGCAGCAATGCAAGAGATTGAGAGTAAGTCTATTCGTGTGCCTGTCTTTGAGGCATTGAAGCTGCTTATCGTAACTGGTAATGCGCTAGTATACATGCCTAAAGAAGGTGGCATGAAGATTTACAGACCTGACCGTTACTGCGTAAAGCGTGACGCAATGGGTAACTTACTAGAGATTGTAACAAAAGAGAGTATATCACCACTGATGTTGCCTGATGAAGTTAAGGCAATGATACCCCCAAGTGATACACCAGTTAAGAACTACGACTTGTATACTTGTCTAAAGACTACTGATAAAGGCTTTCATACCTACCAAGAGGTAGCTGGTATTGAAGTTCCTAATTCAAGTGGTACATTCAAGAAGGATACTAACCCATTTATTCCATTACGTTTTATTCGTATTGATGGTGAAGATTATGGGCGTGGTTTTATTGAAGAATACATGGGTGACTTACGCAGTTTGGAAGCATTGACCCAAGCTATCGTACAGGGTAGTGCTGCATCAAGCAAGGTACTATTCATGGTACGTCCTAATGGTACTACTAAATCTAAAGACTTATCTAAAGCACCTAATGGTGCGTTTGTAAATGGTGATGCTAACGATGTGTCTACCCTACAGGTACAAAAGTCTGGTGATTTCAGAGTAGCACTAGAAACTATGCGTATGATTAACGACAGGTTGGCTGCTGCGTTCCTATTGAACTCCTCAGTACAACGTGCAGCAGAACGTGTAACAGCCGAAGAAGTACGCTTCATGGCACAGGAACTAGAGACAGCCTTAGGTGGTGTGTATTCTATCCTATCGCAGGAGTTTCAGTTACCTCTAATTAACCTGCTACTAGATACACTAGTAAAGCAGGGTAAGATGCCTAAGATGCCTAAGGATAGTGTAAAGCCTACAGTTGTCACAGGTATTGAAGCACTTGGTAGAGGGCAAGACCTAAACAAACTTGCTACATTCTTGCAGTACTTACAGCCTCTAGGGGCAGAAGTGATTGCAAGTGAGATGAACCTTAACGATTACATAGATAGACTAGCAGCCTCTCTAGGTATCGACACTTCTGGCCTGATTAAATCAGCAGAACAAAAGGCTCAAGAGCAAGCAATACAACAACAAATGATGCAACAACAACAAATGGAACAGGCGGCTATGGGTGCAGCACAAGCAGCAGCACCACAAATAGCTAAAGGAGCAATGGAAGCGGAGTAATAAATGGCAGAAGCTATTAACACTTATCAAGAACCTGAGGCTGAATCTCAAGAACATGTAAAAGAAATGCTTGAGAAGGTAGAGGGTAATCAACAAGACGCTGAACGTCCTGATTGGCTACCTGAGAAGTTCAAGTCTGCTGAAGACATGGCTAAAGCATACTCAGCATTAGAGAGTAAGCTAGGTCAAGGACAACAGGAACAAGACCAAGAAGAAGAAGTAGAGACTACAGGAGAAGAGACTGCTTCCGATGTAGCTGAACTCTTGGATGACAAGGGCTTAGACTTTGACGTATTCCAACAAGAGTATAACGAAAATGGCGAACTGTCTGGCGATGCTTATGCTGCGTTAGAAGAGGCTGGTTTCCCTCGCTCTGTTGTGGACACGTGGATACAGGGGCAAGACGCCCTAGCATCCCAAGTGACTGGTGAGATGTATAACATCGTAGGCGGTCAAGAAGATTATAACAACATGGTTTCATGGGCAGCAGATACACTCCCTGAGAGTGAGATTGATGCCTTTAATGCAACAATGACATCGCAAAACCCTGACATGATTAGGCTTGCGATACAAGGTCTTAACGCACGTTATCGTTCAGAGGCAGAACCAAGTCTACTACAAGGTGGTAGTGGTACTGTATCCTCTGGTGGGCGTTTTGAAAGTAATGCGGAACTCACTGCTGCTATGAGTGACCCTAGATACAGCAAAGACCCTGCCTACAGGCAACAAGTAGCTGATAAGCTTGCTCGTTCTAGCCTGTTCTAATTGTTGCATGGGATTGGGGGTGCAAGCCCCCTCTCCTTCTAAGCACATCTATACTGGTGTTCTTAGAAGGGGAAACCCTAACTCTCAAAGTTACTAATGATGAATACCCCTGACCCCTTGCGAGGGACAATCTGTTGGAGAAAGCATAGTAAAGTTGAGGCACAACTTAAACTTAAACTTAATGAGGTAATAAAATGGCACAAGCTGCTTCAAACCCTGCTTACAGTGTAAGCTTTCAGGGTCAAAATAACCTCTCAGGTGACGTTCGTGACCTCTTTCTTAAGCTGTATGCTGGGGAAGTCCTGACCGCCTTTGAGGAAAAGAAAGTAATTATGGATAAGGTACGTACTCGTACTATTTCCAAAGGTAAATCTGCATCGTTCCCAATGACAGGACGTGCAACTGCTGAATACCTAACTCCGGGCAATGAAATTACTGGTGGTACTATTCGTGCAGGTGAACGTATTGTAACCATTGACGATTTGCTGATTAGTTCTCAGTTCATTGCGAACATTGACGAAGCTATTAACCACTACGATGTACGTAGCATCTACTCTAAAGAAGCTGGTATCGCATTGGCTAACGAAGCCGACAAGAACGTAGCACGTATGCTTGTTAAGGCTGCTCTGTCAACCAACGCAACTGCTGCTGCTGGCCTTGTTCAGGACTACAAAGCTTTCACTGAAGAAGACTTTACAAATAACGTCAACATTGGTACAGCTACTGCTGATTCAACAGACCCAGCTAAGATTGCTAAAGCTATCTTTGACGCACGTAAAGAGATGGAAGTAAAGAACGTACCAACTGAAGGTGCGACTGTTGTTCTTGCTCCTGACCAGTACTACGCACTGATGGATGTAACTGATGGCAACAAGCTTGTCTACATGAACCGTGACTTTGGTGGTAACGGCTCAGTAGCTGACGCAACTGTAGCGTCTATCGCTGGTATGCCTATCATTATGTCAAACCATGCTAACGTATCTAACCTGTATGTGAACTTTACAACAGGCGATGCTGACGAAGGTAAGACTTCTGATAACCAGCCACTAGCAAACACTGCTGGTTCAGGCCGTACAACACACTATGACTTGCCTACTGCTGCTGTAGATGGGCGTGACATGGTTGCAGAAGCTTCTAAGTTCAAAGGCTTTGTGTTTACTCCTGACGCAGTTGCTACTGTTAAGCTTCTTGACTTGGGTATGGAATCTGAGTACCAGATTAACCGTCAAGGCACACTGATGGTGGCAAAATACGCAATGGGGCATAACGTCCTGCGTCCTGCATCATGTATTGGTCTGTCTGAAGTCTAATTAACAGAAGGGAGAGGTTTCTAGAGCCTCTCTCTTTTCTTTGTTTGGAGTAAGACATGACTATACAACACGCAGGTGAGACCTTTCAGGGCTTACGTATACCAAAGCGTTCTCCTAAAGGCAATAAGTCACATGCTGTTCTGATTGGCTCACGAGACAAACCCAAGCTAATTAGGTTTGGCGAGAAGGGTGCTAAGACAAATCAATCAGCAGCACAACGTGCGTCCTTTAAAGCTAGACATCGTAAAAACATAGCCAAAGGTGAGACTAGCGCAGCATATTGGGCTAACAAGGTGAAGTGGAAGGGCAATTAAATGGCAACAACCCAACTAGACGCAGTAAATACTATGCTCTCTGCGATAGGTGAAGCACCTGTCAACAGCCTTTCCTCTGGTCTGGTTGAGGCCGAAATAGCAGAGACTATACTTAACACTGTAGACAGAGAAGTGCAGTCAATGGGCTGGCACTTTAACACAGAATTAAATAAATCATACGCACAAAACGCTAGTGGTGAGATAGTACTA